GTGCTTTTCCGATGTGTCCGGTTCCATAACGTCCACGCCGCTGCATTCATCATGCCGCATCTTCTTCGATCAGGCTTGACTCTTCGGGTGCGGATTCCGGTGCAACATCAATCAAACCACCAGCTTGCGTTGCTTCAAGCTCATTGTCTACATCAAAGTCGTCGCCAAGCACTTCGCCTTCCGACAGTTGCATCAGCAGCGTCTCTTGCGTGATCGTGCCTGCGGTGTAAAGCTGCAGCAATGCTTGGATTTCTTGCGGCTCCAGTCTGGTGCCAAGGAAGTCGCGGTTCACATAGCTGCTGCCAGGTTGACGATCACCAAGGAACTCAGCGTGATACTGCAGGCAGTTGTCGATCATGTCCTGCATGTTTTGAGCGATCACCATCATGGTGCTATCACCTTGACTGCGATCAATGCGCTTAGCCTCAGCGGTTTCGGCACTTAGCTTTTGACCAAGCACAGCAGATAATCCCAGTTCGTTGATCTGCTTTTCAATTTGATCCAGCCGCTGGAACAATGATGCAAACGCATCAGATGATGGGGCAATATATTCTGCACGGCCATCAGCAGGAAAAGCGATTGCTTCACCAGGACCAGCGGTAACTTCTTCTGCAGCAGAAGGGAAACCGTAGAACGCCAGCATCGGGACTGCACTGATGTGCAGCTGGTTATCTAAGTCTGATTGAATCTGATATGCCTTGAGGTTTAGGTTGGCAATATCTTCAAGCGGTGGGCGTGACTCAAAGGTGTTTACCTTGTTCGCGTAGGCAACAGCAAACGGGATGCGATTCAGGCTTGTGCGACCTTCGTCGATAACGCGGAAATCGCCCTTCTTCTCATCACGCTGGAACAACTTAAATTCACCAGGCGTCAATACACGCACCTGCTGCACTTGCTTTTCGCCATATTCACCATCAGGAATGGTGACAGTTTCAGATAAGCGAAGCTGAACAAGGCGTTGTTCGCCGTCAATTATTTCAGTGCGATAGCCAAGAATATCGCGTGGCGAATATGCACTCCAGTAAGGTCTACCACCATCACGCGGTGCATCAACAAGAACACCGACATGACCGTAACGAATCATCTTGCGTGCTGTTTCGTAGCACCAGACATTTAGATCTGCACCACCTAGATCAACGTTGAAAAGCTGCTCACGGATTTGATCGGATGTATCGTTCAGGCGAACTGGTTTGCGTGTAAGCATTCCAGCCAGCATCCGTTCAAGGCGTTGATAATACGGCGGGCAAATTGAAGTGCTCAGCCTGCGGTCGTAGCTTTCATCAAGTTCTCGCGGTTCTTGTGGAAGATACCGACGATGACGACGGCGCACTTCATAGGTGCCGCCCATCAAGTCTTCAATCAGCATCCAGTGTGGTTCTTGATTTACCCACGCTGAATTTGGATCGTTGACTTGCGAGACCTTGGCGAATAATTGCCGGTCATAGTGAGAAAAACCAGAATACACCGCCTTAATCCCGCAAGTCGATGTCCCTAGTTTAGTCTGCTGCAGCAGCAGTCAGAACCACGCTGTTTTTGCCGACCTTGATGTCAAACGTGGTACCAGGATCAAGGTTCATGCCTTCGATGTAGGCACTACCCACGATCACTTTGCCGTCAGATTGTACTTTGGTTTTGTGCGTGAGCTTACGGCCCATGCGCTTCTTCGGCTTGAGATCAACACCCTTGGCCTTTAGCAGTGCTTCGTAGAAAGTGACAAAGTTGAGGCGTTCGGTGCCGTCTTCCTTAATCGTGACATAGCCACATTCCCGCACAAGATCAGAACGGGAAGCATCAGCCATTGCTTTAGTCTTGGCAATCAAGTCTGCGCCTTCAAGCATGTTCAATGAACAAAGGTGAACAGCATAAAGTTACCTCTTGTTTGATGTGTTGTCTAGTAAATTCTGATTCCGGTTCCACGACCTGCTCTTGCGTGCAGCTACCACTTCGCGCCCTTCTTGATATTGTCGGCGGCCCATAACGGCTGCAAGTTAGTGTAATGAAAGCATTGCCGCTGCTGTTTTGGATCAGAAAGGTCAAAACTAGCGCAAGGGCGAATATGGTCAATGTGCCATCCATCTCTGCCGTAGTTATCCCAGCTCATGCCATCAGTGAACTGAGTTTCAAGGTGTTTCATTAGGTCAGCAGCCGAGCAACCAACCAACTGCTGTATGCCGCCCGATTTACTTGCCTTGCTGGCTTGTAACGCGCTCCAAATCCTGTGACGCAAATTCATGCGCAACTTAAAACCAGAGTCAGCATCACGTCTCGCGTTGACATACTGCAAAATATATGGCGATCTCTTTTGCGATTCTTCTTTACGCTCTTGGTCTGTCATTTTCGAGCGTCTTTGCCTTTGATATTCTTTGTTTCTTTGCCTGTAGCGTTCTTGTTGTTCAGGGGTTGGCTCGTAAGGTCTTTTGTTAAAAATGTTAAGCGTGCATTCAACGCAATTACCTGTTTTGGCATATCTTGCGGCGACATGCCCGCGCTTACAAGGCTTGCCGGTGAAATAATGCGTGAGCCCCTGTGCAAGGGCGTCTTTGCGTGCAATGATGTCCATGTTGCCTGGGGTTGCAGGTGACCGGGTGCAGGAGGTTGCCGCCTCGCTGCACCACCACAATAGCTCAATACACGCGTATACCTGTGCCGCGTCCTGCATTTCTGTGCAGCATTGAAAAATCACGATGCAGCCAATAGCCTAGGCAGTCGTTCAAATGATCAAAACCTGATTGCTTGTCAGGTAGTTCCGTCTTTTCGTCCCAGCATTGCAGCTCCAAGCATTCAATTAACTTTTTGCAACCTTGCCAAATCTGCAGCCGGTTTTGGCCTTTGCCATTTTCTAGCAGAGCTTGTACATTGTTGACGCGATCCTTGATTGGCGGATTGGCTTTCGGTGATTGATTGCTGAATCCATACGATGACAAGATTTCGATGTCAGTTTGGGTCGCATTGGTTGAGCGATTGCCACCACTGGCATCTGGGTAGCCATAAATCCTGTGATCTGGGTATCGACGGCGAATCTCTTGCGCTAGCGCATCAGTGTCGCGTGCTCCGGTTACTTCATCTACAACAACAGCACGATCACCAACGCGAATGCCGATTACCGCATTAGTATTGCCGATATTAAAGTCAATGCCAATACGCAATGGTTCCCGATCAATATCGGGCAACTCGTTGAACACATGCTTGGCGCGATCAAACCTGTCGTAAACGCAACCTGTTGTCAAGTTGCAGAATTCACCTTCTAAATAGCTCTTCAGCAAATTTGGATCGTAGTTAGCTTTTAGCCGCTCGATAAAATCTGGCGGCAAATGTGGGTTATCTGTTGTCTTCATCTTGATGAGCTTGCGATCAGAGCGAGCAAGTGCATCAGGACTTCCAAACTCGTTATACAACCACTTAAAACCCTCTGGTGTGGATGCTGCAGCAAACTGTCTAGTATTGCCAGATCTCAAGCGGCCAAGGATTTTTGGGAACGCCTTGGTAGCGACTGAACCAGCAGTATCGATTTCATCAGCAAGACAGAAGGCTAAGTTTAGGCCGATAATTCTGCTGTAATTCTCAAAGCTACGGCACAGGATCTTTGTATCACCACCAGGCAGATGCAGGATATATTCCGGTAGTGGCGAAGCCCTGAATGTATGGGGGATTTCGTAATGCTCTAGGAAGTCGTCAAAGTCATTCAGCCAGATGTCACGAATCAAAGGACCCGTAGGTTCCATGACGCAACCGATGAAACCTTGATTAGCAATCGCCAGCGCAAGGGTTTTCGCGCATAGTGCTCTAGTTTTGCCTGCACCGTATCCAGCGGATATTGCCAAGATCTGCGAGTCTTGATCTGATACAAAGTCAAGCTGTCCTGGATGCAGATCAGACTTGATGCGATCTAACAGCTCGTTTGCATCTTGCAATGCATGGGCTTCACCCAGCTTTTGCAGAACATTCCCTTCAGGGACAACATCAAGAATCGACATTACGCATACATGCCCCGCGCAGTTGAGCACGCTTTTCTTCGATCAAGTGCATTGACGAAACTGTGCAGCAGGCTGTCACACCATCAATTTTCATGCACACGCGATACATGCTGTCTTCTGTTGGGTCATACCAGAAGTCTTCATTCTTAACGGGCTTAATTTCAGTCATGACACAAGCTGAGCAAGTTTGGCGGCAGTGTTAATTGCACCCAAGGCAACAGAAAGTTGACCACGACTGCGAGCTTCCTGTTGCAGTGTTGAACATTGCGACAAGAGATCAGCAATCATCTGCGGGCGTTCTAGATCCCAGTCTGCACGCATTTGCTGACGTGCAAGCTCTAAGTAACGATCAACAGAACGTGCGCCCACACCCCATTTTTCTGAGGCTAAGCGACAGCAGTCTGATCGCTTGCCACCATTAGCAATAATGCGGCAAAACTCAGCGACACGCAATTCTGTTTCCGCTTGTGTGCCTCTTTTAGCCATATGGCTTCAATTATTGCTTTAACTATACCGAATTCTGTGCATTTAGGAAACGAGCATATGCACCGGGGCGTGGTTTGAAGCTGCGACGGTAGGTTTTGTTGGTGCTTGAGATGTAGAGCTTTCGACCGTCGTCGGTGATGATGTACTTGGCACCGCGTGGGCTGGTATGTACTTCGTGGTTGCCGATGTACTTTTCAGAGATGGTTGCCATTGTTTTGGTATTGCTGCCAAAGACCGGTGTAGGTGTTGTGATGCGGGTGATTGCGGTTGTGGCGTTCGTCTAGGTGATAAAGAAGTTCTAGAAGGATGACACGATCCATCATCGCTTCGGTGTCCTGTGCTTCGGGTAGCACGGGTTGCATTGCTTGCGGAGCAATGTCACTGATCCAATCGTTGAAGTAGCTGCTGCTCATTTTGTGGTTGAGGGTTTAGGCGATCGTGATAGAGGGATGTGTAGAAGTCGTCGTAGGTAGCAAGGATGCTACGCAGCTTTTTGTTGCTGATCCGAAGCGATGGTGAAGATTGCGATGGCTGCGGCTTGTTCTGCTTGTTGTGCAGTGAAGATGCCATGAAAGCGTTTACGAATGGCAGTTGTCACTTTGTGCAAAGCATCAGTGGTGATTGCTTGTTGCTGAAGTGAATTGCGAATGATGTCAGCGCGTGTGGTGTTTTGTTCGTTAGCAAGTTTGTCGATGATTGCAATGTCTTGTTCATCAAGACGCAGGGTGAATCTTTTCAGGGACATCAGCGGCAGTTAAAAGGTGAGCTTTGATTCGCTCTAAATCGTTGTTGAGGGATCGTAGCAAGTCTTTTGGTATTGGACGTTGCTCTTCGATTGCGTTGTCAGAAATTGCAGCAGCGGTTGCTTTAGCTTCGTCAAGTAAATCAACAAGCATGTCAACGACTGGTTCTTGACGTTTAGAAACGTCTAAAAGATTGAAAAGGTTCATGTTCAAGAATCACGAAGGAGATTTTTGTGACGTACACCGCGATACCCAGACGGGAAGTGATGCAGTGAAACTTTCATGTTTGATTTGAAGCTAGGTGATGGTTCATCAAGATCGTCGATTGTGACGTAATTGTTTTCAACCATGTACCTGAGTTTCAGGCGGACTGAGGTTACATCAAAAGCAGCAGGCTTCATGTGAAGAAATCCTTAAGGACTGGGTTTGTTGTGGGTTGATCATCAAAACCGCGATCAGCAGTAAAAACGCGATGCGCTGGGTGCTTGTGTTGTGGCTCCTGTACGGGGCTGTAAGGGCTTTGTTTCTTTGGTGGGTAGATGTTTGCCCAACCACCAGAGATCGCCGCTTCTAGAGCCGCTCTGCGGTCTTGTAGAGGCCATTGGCGCAAGGTGTTGCAGATGCGGTTCAAAACGGATGTGGAACGCACACCACCTTTCACAGACCAGTACTCAACAAGCAACTCGCCACAGCTCGATAAATCACCTGGCACAGACGACTGTGGCAGTTTCTTGAGTCTGTTCGGGTCTTTTTTTTCTTTCCCCGTCTCTATAGGGGTTTTTATTAATGGGTTCTTATTAACTGGGTTTTTATTCGTCGCACCTTTTGGGGTAGGGGTGCTCCCACTTTTTGGGGTAGGGGTGTTCCCACCTTTTGGGGTATCACCTTTTTGGAACGAAGGTCCCTCTTTTTGGGGTAGGGGTACTTCATCGCGGTGCATCCGAACGAAATAAACGCTTGTCCTGCCTGGTCTTGGCGTTTGCACTACCCAACCTTCAGACATCAGGTATTGCAGAGCTTGACGAACGTGATCGGGCTTAATGCCAGTCGATTTGGCAATGGTTGCGATAGATGCCCAGCAACCTTGATCACTGCACCAACCGAAGCGATGCAGCCATAGATAGACGCAAACGATTTGCTTGCCACCGCGTTCTGTCATCACATCCATCAGCTCGTATGGAATAGATGCGAAAGGTGTTGACTTAAAAGCTTTGGTCATTACTCAAAGTGGGTAACGACGTATGCGTGCGCGTAGCCAGACCTTTTGTGAACGGAAATTAAAGTCATTCTTTCAAGTTCATCTATTGTTCTTTTTACGTTTTTCTTGCAGACATGAGCGCATTCTGCGATTTCTGAAACCGAAGCTTCAATGAATTCTCCTGCAGGGCCAAAACTTGCAAGAGTGAACAGAACTGATAGCTGGGCTGGGGTCAATTTGCCGGACAGATGCGACGGCAACTTGATGTAGTGCATGAAGTGATTGGCTGAT